CAATGACGCGGCGTTTGTTGCCAGGAGTCTGGGATTTGCTGCTTACATCAGTCGCAAAGTAGTCGGTGGGCTGGACTACTGGAGAGTCGGTATCAGCGGCCCATGCGAAAGGCTTCCCCTTCGGGTCATTCGCAAACAATCGCGTGAGCGCCGGCAAAAGAAAAACGTCCTGCGTACAGGTTTTACTGTGCGCCCAATCGGACCTGGCGAGTATTACGGCTTTTCCATAGATGGCGACCACCGCTATGTGATGGGAGACTTCACAGTAACCCATAACTCGGGCAAGACCATCATGCTGTCGGCGGTGGTCGGCAACATGTTGTCTGAGCCGGATGCCAAGGCCTGTGTGCTGGCACACCGCACCGAACTGACCGGCCAGAACCGGGCTAAGTTCAGCCGCGTCAATCCACGCCTGAGTACCTCGGTGTTTGATGCCGAAGAAAAGTCCTGGGCGGGTGACGCCACCTTTGCGATGGTGCAAACCCTCTCCAGGCCCAAGAACCTTGCGCAGATGCCCACGCTTGATTTGCTGGTCATTGATGAGGCGCACCACGCATCCTCACCCAGCTACCGTGTGGTGATCGATCAGGTGCTGACCAAGAACCCCAAGGCGGCCATCTGCGGGCTGACGGCCACGCCCAACCGGGGCGACGGCAAAGCCCTGCGTGAGGTGTTCTCCAACGTGGCCGACCAGATCAGTCTGGGCGAGATGATCGCAAGCGGCCATCTGGTGTCGCCCCGAACCTTCGTGATTGATGTCGGCGCGCAGGAAGCACTGCAAAACGTGCGGCGCACAGCGATCGATTTCGATATGGAACAGGTGGCCACGATTCTCAACAAGTCGTTGATCACCGATGCCGTGATTGCGCACTGGAAGCAAAAAGCGCTTGAGCGCAAGACCATCGTGTTTTGCTCCACTGTGGCCCATGCCAAAAGTGTCTGCGAGGCATTTGTAGCCGCTGGTGTGCCGTCCGTGCTGATCCATGGCGAGCTGTCGCCGGTTGAACGCCAAACAAGGCTGCAAGCATTTGAGAGCGGCAGCGCCCAGGTGGTGGTCAACGTGGCAGTGCTCACCGAGGGCTACGACTACACGCCCACGGCTTGTGTGGTGCTGCTGCGCCCGAGCTCCTACAAGTCCACATTCATTCAGATGGTCGGACGGGGCCTGCGCACCGTGGACCCACAGGAGTTTCCAGGCGTCATCAAGTCTGATTGCGTGGTGCTGGATTTCGGCACAGCCAGTCTGATGCACGGCGCGCTCGAACAAGAGGTCAACCTCGATGGCCATGCGCATGAGGGTGAAGCACCCACCAAAGAGTGCCCGCAGTGCGAGGCCATAGTGCCGCTGTCCTGCATGGAGTGCCCGCTTTGCGGCCATGTCTGGGAGCGCCAGCCAGAGGACACCGGCGCACTGTCCGATTTCATCATGAGTGAAATCGACTTGCTCAAACGCTCGAATTTTCGGTGGTGCGATTTGTTTGGTTGTGACGACGCATTGATGGCTACGGGCTTTACGGCTTGGGGCGGCGTGTTTTTTCTGAACGGCCGCTGGCATGCCATTGGCGGGGCCAAGTCGCTGCGCCCTGCATTGCTCGCTGTAGGCGAGCGAGCCGTGTGCATGGCACGCGCGGATGACTGGCTCAACGATCACGAGTCGGCCGACTCGGCGCACAAGACCCGGCGCTGGCTCAACGAGTCGCCCACAGCCAAGCAACTGGGCTACCTGCCAGAGGCGACGCGGCTTGACTTCGGCATGACCCGTTATCAAGCCAGTGCTTTGTTGTCGTTTCAGTTCAACCGCAAAGAGATTCAGCGTCTGGTCACCGCTGCCAATGACGCGCATCACAGCAGCCAAACCAACCATTTGCATGTTTTGGAGGCAGCTTGAAGTGCGCGGTCTGTGCCCGCCAGGCCAAAGGCTACGGCTGGTTTAACCCCCTCCTCAAACGAAGCGATCCCGGTCGCTACTCAGACCAATGGGTGTTTTGCTCGCGCCGCTGCCAAAACGCCTTCTCAACATTCATGAACAAAACGGAGGGAAAAATGATTGATCCAAGTGAAATGGAAACCACGGCCATGGGCGCGTGCCTGCAGCCACTGGGCGAGTTCGTGGGCTCAATTGGCATGGACCGTCCGCTGGCCAGTTACAGCCGCATGGAGGTGCTGACTCTGATTGATGTGGTGGTTACGACCTACCAAGGCCAGATGACGGTTGAGCACGAACGCATGGCCGCGCGCGACCGGGCGTTTTTGCAAGAACGCCTGAGCTTACAGAAAGGTCGTGCGTGATGCTGGACTTCAATGCACGCCCCAAAATTCAGGAGCAGATCAGCCAGCTCATTGATGCATCGTTAACACGTGAGCGTGCTGGCCAGACGCCGCGCGACTACCTAGGGGCATCGCGCTTGGGCGTTTCATGCGAGCGCGCTCTGCAATACGAGTACACGCACACACCCGTCGACGACGGCCGAGATTTCTCAGGCCGCTTGCTGCGCATCTTCGAGGTGGGCCACACGCTGGAAGACCTGGCCATTCGCTGGTTGCGCATGGCCGGGTTTGATCTGTACACGCGAAAAGTCCAGGGTGGTCAGTTTGGCTTCTCCGTGGCAGGTGGACGTATCCGTGGTCACGTCGATGGCATTTTTAACACCGGTCCTGCCGATCTGGGCGTGAGCTACCCGGCGCTGTGGGAGTTCAAGACCATGAACGACAAGTCTTGGCGCGACACCGTCAAGCACGGGGTTGGCAAGTCCAAGCCGGTCTATGCCGCGCAGGTTGCGGTGTACCAAGCCTATATGGAAGGAAGTATTCCCGGCATCTCAGCCAACCCAGCGCTTTTTACGGCGGTCAACAAAGACACCCAGGAAATCTGGTTCGAGTTACTGCCCTTTGATGGAGGACTTGCGCAGCGCATGTCTGACCGCGCCGTGCGCGTGATCACCGCCACCAGCGCAAGCGAGGTCCTGCCGCGCTTTTCCACCACGCCTACCCACATGGAGTGCAAGTTCTGCGCTTGGCAGGACCGCTGCTGGGGGACTCAATGACGGCTGACAACATCGTCTGGCTGGACTACAACAACGCGCCCGAACAAAGGCTGGAATCTGCTGGGGACACACAGGCGCTGAGAGACGGACTTTTGGACCGGCTCGAGTCGGTGCTGCTGTACCTGTTTCCCAGTGGCCGCATTCGCGGCAACAAGTTTTATGTGGGCGACATTGATGGCTCACCTGGCAAGAGCTTGGTGGTTGAACTCGATGGCCCTCGGCGCGGTCTGTGGAAGGACTTCGCCGATGACGATGGAGGCGACCTGATCGCAGCCTGGGCCAAGTCACGGGGACTGTCGACGCAGCAGGACTTTCCGCGCATCGCCGATGAAATCCGGCAGTGGCTCGGCTTTGCGCCGCCCCAAGACCATGGGGCCGGACACGACGTTCGAAGGGTCCCTATGGATGAGCTTGGCCCCTACACCGCCAAGTGGGACTACGTGGGCCGTGACGGCGAGTTGATTGCCTGTGTCTACCGCTACGACCCGCCGACTGGCAAAGAGTTCAGGCCCTGGGATGTGCGCGCGCGCATGTGGCGTGTCCCCGACCCGCGCCCGCTCTACAACCTGCCAGCGCTGATGACGGCCCGCAACGTGATCCTGGTCGAGGGCGAGAAGTGCGCCGACGCCCTGATCGGCGCTGGCATCGTGGCCACTACGGCCATGAACGGGGCCAAGGCACCGGTGGACAAGACCGACTGGTCCGCACTCAAAAACAAAGATGTGCTGATCTGGCCCGACCGCGATGCGCCGGGCTGGGACTACGCTGAGGCCGCCGCACGCGCTTGCGCCGCCGTGGGCTGCCGGTCGGTGTCCATCCTCGTGCCGCCTGCAGACAAGCCGCTCAAGTGGGATGCTGCCGACGCAGTACTGGAAGGCTTTGACTGCGCGCTATTTATCGCGCAGGCCGAGCGCCGGGTGATCAAAGCTGCAGCTCCCATGGTGCCGACCTTCACGCTGGGCGCGTTGC